GCAAAGTGAGAATTGCAGAACACAAGCTAAACAGATTATTGAAAATTCAGGTGGTCGTTGGATTACAACTACAGCTAAAACAGCTAAAGGAGAAATTAAAACTATGAATTGTCGTTTCGATGGCAATACTAGCTTAGGTAACTTTAGAGTAGTTGTTCGTGGTCAAAAAGGTTTTAAGGGTGTAACACTCAATGAATTAATTGAGTTAAAAGCCAATAAAAACGTATATAGAATTAGAAAATAATCACAAGAGCCCCCGATAAAAAGGGGGCTTTTTATTAAAATTATTAAAATGGTAACAGATTATACAGATCGGGTAAATAAACTGCGGGTTCAATCCCAAGTATTTAACACAATTACTAAAAAAACATTTATTGGTCTATGTGGGCCTAATGTAGTAGAATATCTTGATAAAATTGATTATAAGCGATTCAAGCGAGTTACTCTATATGAAATCGATGTAGAAATATATAATAAAATAGTAAAAGATCTAGGAAATAAGTATCCTACTGTCAGAGTTTTTAATGAATCTATTACTAAGCATTTAGGTCGAACTAAAGCGTTTTATGATCTTGATTTTTGCAAATCTTTTGAAGATATCAGACAATTTATGCCTAAAATCGCTAAAATAGAGGAATTCGCTTTAACTGTATCTTACAGACCTTATGGATTTCCATTTAAGGCATTTGCAGTATATATGGGTCACAATGGATTTATTCATTATGGATATAGAGATGGGATGCCTATGATAATAATTTCTGTTTCTAAAAAACATTTACAATGAGTTTATACACACAATTCGGAAAACAATCCACAATAAATGACTTCATATTGAAGTTTTTTAGTCACATGCATGGTAATGAATTAAAAGGACTTGCAACTTACTTTGATGCTAATTGTACTGCAATACACTGTCAACCAAACAGATATAGAAGTTTTGATGATTTTTATGAGCTCGTCAATACATACTATCCTGGAACTACACCTGAAAAGCTAATGCATGAATTGCTTGTAGCTGATGTCAGAGGAACTAATGGTCAAGATTATTTTTTATTTATGTCCAATTGTAGCACAATTGACAGAATTAGAATGCATTATAGTCCTGAAAGCTCTCTTTCTTATGGTTATGTAAGTGGTAATAAATATAATTCAAAATGGTCTTGGCCAGAATTATTAGAAATGATAGGATTGAGAAATCCAAGCTCAGCAGATATTAAAAATTATATAAAACTACATAGAAAATGAAAACATATAGAATATTAAGTTTTGTAGAAATAAGAAATGGTGCTACAATTCATAGATTTGATGCAGTAAGAACTAATAATCAATATACAGGTGATTATACATGTCCAACTTTACCAGGAGATGTTAGAGTTGAAAGCGATTTCACATGCTTACCTAACAGTTATATTAATTCTATACAAGACCCCGTTAGACATGTTGCATTTACTAGAGGTATGCAATCAAGTATAGGAATAATCAGACAAATTAAATTAAGGAGATCAAGAGCGGTTTTACAGGGAACACAAGAAGATTTTGTGGAATTATCCCAAGTGAATCTTTATGTGGCTCCTCAACCAATACCAGTACAACAAACAACAAAAACAGAAGAAATGCCAGTAAAAAAAATAACAAGTGCAGTAGCGCCTAGTAGAAGTCAGGCAGCACAAGCAAATAGTTTTACAGAATTAGAAAATACAATATTAAAAGCAATTCCTGAAATTCGCTTAGCTAAAACACTTAAAAAATCTTTACCAACTAATTTAAAAGATTTTTTGATTAAATTTTTTAAAGAATATAATAGTGATCGTCAAACTATTTATACAGCAGATAAAAGAGTTCAAACAGATGTAGGTAAAAGAAGAAGTTTGGGTGATATTTTCAGAATATGTAAATATTACTTTCCTGATTGTTCTTTACAAGATGTTGCTAAATTGCTCTTTGTAGATTTGAGAACTACTATTACAGATGGTTTTAGATGTTCATATTGTCATACAATACACAAGCGTGTTTGGTATTATGATCCAAATAGAAGAAATTTACTTGAAGATGACACAACAGATGAGTATGGTCATCGTGTTCCTTATTACACCAGTAAATTAAAATAATTATGCTTTTATCACAAATAATAGGTAAAGATTTAAATGTTATCAAAAAAGATGAAAACAGATATGTAGCTCTATGTCCTTGGCACAAGGATAGTGAGCCATCTTTACAAATACATAATGGAAAAAATCTTTTCAAATGTTTTGTTTGTGGTAAAGGTGGTAGGGGAGCTGCTCGCTATATCATGGAAAGTAGGAACAAATCCTTTCGAGAAGCTGTAGAACTTCTTAAAACTGAATATGATGCGATAGACCTAGAACCTACTCAAAATCATGTTGAGGAGACAGAGTATTTATTACCTCTGAATAAGTTTAAAAAGCCTTCTTTTGAACACTATTTGTATGGACAACCAACAAATATCTATGAGTATAGAAATTTAGAAGGTAGACTTATAGGCTATACAGCAAGATATCTTACTGAAGATGGTAAAATAGTACTCCCCTACAATTATATTAATATTAATGGTGCTGCTGAATGGGTTTTTAGGGGTTTTAAAGCCCCTTCTTTACCCTATAAAGCAGAGTTGCTTACTCAGTATCCAAAAGCGCCTGTTTGTCTTGTAGAAGGCGAAAAAGCAGCTGATTGGGGAAATAGAAGCTCAAGATATATGATATTTTTAGCTTGGGTAGGCGGAGCTAACGCAATTCATCAAATTGATTGGTCAGTTTTAAAAGGCAGACATGTTATTTTAATACCAGATCATGATAAAGAAGCTAAAGAAAGAGATGGATCTTTAAAAACTATTTCAGAAAGACCAGGAAATAAAGCTATGTTAGAAATAGGAGGATATATCTCACGAATAGCTTCTAAAATTGAATTTGTAGTAATTCCAGAAGAATACCCTAATAAATGGGATATAGCAGATCATAAATGGGAAAAAATAGGTGACTTAACCTATTGGATAAACAAACACAAACAAAATTATTTTAAATTATGTCTAAAATAAAATCAGCTGTAGGTAAAGCAGCTCCAAAGACACAAATAACAGAAAGATTTAGAAATATACCTACATCTTTAGAAAACTTATCAGGAAAAAACATTTCTTTTACATTGGAAAAACATTACCCAAAATTTGAATTATCTTTTGATGTAGAGCAAGATTCTTATTGTTGTGGATTGTTCAGTTTAGGTAATTTCTGTATAGATGATGATGAATCAGATTTTACTAGTAAACAAATAAGTGACCTTATTAAAAAAGGTTTCAAAACACTAGTAGATCAATATAAAAAAGGTAAACAAGAATTTACATTTGTAATGACTTTAGTAAACAACAATGCCTGTAACTATATTAGAAAGGCTTTTGAAGATGAAAAAGTATTTACACTAGTAAAAAGTTTTAAAAATCTTAATTCAGGTAACAATAATGATCTATATATAAGCAATTAATTATGAAAGGTAAATATATAAGAAAAATATACATAAAAGGTCTTGAAAGTGAAAAAACATTAAAAGATCTTATGAAAAAGCTTTATCAAAAAGACTATTTTCCAAAAACATACTCAAACAAAGCTTTAACTACACAACAATGTAGAGAAGGTGCTGCAAGAAGTTTTGGAGATCTTAGAAAAATAGCTTTAACATATTTTCCTGAGTCAACTGAACAGGAATTAGCTAAAATTATCTACGAATTAAACAAAGATCTTGGTATATATCCAACTTTTTGTCCAACTGTAAGAAAAATAGTATTTAATAGGGGATTTAATTATTTAAAAGGAAATATAGAATCTCATCTTATTGGTATACAAAATAAAGTTGGAGTAGATAAATACTCTTTTAACATGATAAAACAATTTGCAAATGCTGACAGTTAAATATTTTGCATATGGTAGCAATATCGATATAGCAAGATTAAAAAATAGAGTTGAAAAATGGGGTTTACCCCAATTACTTCCAGGTGTTCCTTATGTTCTTAAGAATTATCACCTAACATTTAATGCAGGAGCGGCTTATGGGTATTGCTCTTATGCAAATATAGTTCCTATGCAAGGATCATTTGTTGAAGGAATCCTATATGATATGACTCCCGAACAATTTGATTTATTAGATAGATGCGAAGGACTTTATCATAAAGAATTTTTTCAATTAGATTCAAATACCATTGCTTGTGCATATGTAGCCAATAAAGATAGTATAAGTACTAAAAGAGTTAAACCCACATTAGAATATTTAAATATTATAATAGATGCGTGTTTAGCTACAGGACTGACTAGGACTTATGACTCGCTTGTTATATATAAACGTAGCAATTACAGATTAAAAAATAGTCGTCATCAACCCACTAAACTATATAGAGCATGGCCTTGAAATTGGTTTAAAAAATTAAATTTATGGTAGTATTAATATTATTTATTATAGCTTATCTGTATTTTGAATTTGATGTAAAATTTGATTATACAAGAGATGAAAAACTATTATTATGGTATACACAAAACAGCAACAGGAATTATTGGATTCTCTGGCAAAAGAAATAAATGAATTTGATCTGTATTTTGAAATGTCAGATAGTTCTCAAGTTATTGAGAAATATGGAAAAATTCAAGCAGATATAGTTAAGCGACTTGCCCAATTAAATGATTCAGATAGAGTAACTATCTATATGAATCTGAATTTAAATGGTAAACAAGCTTGGTCAAGATATTTTAAAACAAATTAAATGAAAAAAATAAAAGTATATGGTACTGGTCGGTGGATTGAAAATTCAGTGAACAGTCCATTTGAAGAAGCTGATGTAATTATCATGCCAGGAGGTGGGGACTGGAATCCCGCTTTATATGGTCATAGACCAGTAGCTACTAAATACTGGAATGAGATACAAGATGATACTCAAATGAATCTTATTAATAGAGCTATTAAAGCTAAAAAACTAATAGTAGGTATTTGTAGAGGAGGTCAAGGCTTAACTATAAAAGCAGGTGGTTATCTTATACAAGATGTTCATCATCCTAGTGAGCATCCAGTTAAGACTATTGATGGAATGGAATATAGTATGAATAGTTGTCATCATCAGATGTTCTATCCATATGAACTTCCAAAAGAACATTATGAAGTACTTGCTTGGACAGAACAGCTTAGTCCATATCATAAAGTGGATACTAATACAGAGTTTCAATTTCCTGAATTTTCCCTAGATGAAAATGGTAAATTTAAAGAACCTGAAGTAGTTTGGTATCCTGAAATTAATGGATTAGCTATTCAAGGACATCCTGAATGGTCTCCTGGAAAGCAAGCGCTCAATTATTTAAATACATTAATAAAAGAAAAGTTAGAAATTATGAGTGTATCAGAAGAAGGTAAACATTTGTATGAAATTGACGATGAAGTACGCATTATTAATGATGCTCCATTATCAGGAAACACAATTGCTCCACCTGTAATAATAGGAGAAAAATATAAAGTAAAAAACATAGTGTTAGATAAAGACCTTAATCAACATCTTGATTTGGGACTTGCTTCTATGTACAACTACATAACTAGTTGGGAAACTGAAGAACAACTTCCTGAAGGAGATACAGTACATTGGGTACATCCAAGTAGAGTAGAACTTGTAAAATAAGAATAATGAAAACAGCAGAAATATTAGACAAATATAGAAAAATACTTGGAGGACTATTGAATTTAAATTCAAATGCTATTAAATTTTACACTGTAAGTCAACAATATATTCATCCAAGTATGTTCACTCTTATGATGAGTGATAAAAGGACTAAAGAAATAATGGAAATAGAGTATTTTGAACCTGAAAAAGATGAAAATGGAGATGAAACAGGTGTTCAAATAAGACATACTCGCTGGAATGATTGGTCAGAAGGTAAATATGTAGTAGTAAATGATGAAAAGAAAAACATAATAGCTTCTTTTGAACTATATAAAATGCCTCATTGTTGTGCTATTTTAGTATCTTGTAAATCTTATGTATCTGAAGAATATAGAAATAAACGAGCAGGTACAATATTAAATCAATTAAGACAAGATATAGGAAGATTATTAGGTTATTCTGTATTAATGTGTACAGATATTGAACAAAATACACATCAAAGAAAGTTATTAGCTACTAATGGATGGCAGGATATTTATAATGTAATTAACAAAAGAACAAAAAATAGAGTATATCTCTCAGTAATAAATTTATAAAATAAAATTATGAGTAAACGGAAATTAATTGGACTTCCAATTTGGAATCAAGGCGAAAACAGCGTAGGAGCTACAAAACCCTATTTAGAATATTTAAATAGATTCGGTTCAGTAGTTTTATTAGGACCAGATACATTTATACCAGAATTGGATTTACTTGTACTTCCAGGGGGTAAAGATGTATTTAATGGTAATAAAGAAGAATTTTCTTATATGAATAGCGATAATGAGCGATTCTTAGAGTGGTTTGATGCTAATACCTTACCAAAGTATATACAGAGTAAAACTCCTATATATGGTATTTGTAGAGGTGCTCAAGCGATTTTTAGACATTTTGGAATGCCATTAGTTCAAAATATATGGTGGGATCATGGATACAGTAAAGATGAAAGTGATTTAAAAGCACATAGCATTAATTATTATGGAGCTTTTAGAGCAGAATTAAAGTCAAATGGCTATTTGGATTTACCTAAGCAAATAGAATCATTCCATCACCAAGGATTATTAGCAAATAATATTTCTAGTGAATTTGAAATATTAGCTACTGATGGTTATGATCCTGAAGGCTACAGAATTGTAGAATTTGCTCGTCATAAATCTTTACCAATTATAGCTCAACAAGGACATCCAGAAAGAAGCTGGGGTGTATTACCAGAGTATTTAATTAATTCACTATTAAAATAAACAATTATGAAAATTGAAACAACTAAATATGGAGAAATTCGCATTAGATGGGAATATAATTTAAGTGATGGTGACAGAGACGTTACAAAAGCCTATTTGGAAAAGAAAACAGATAAATTTGCAGAAGTAATTAAAGAAGTTAGAGTTGTAAGAAATCCTAAAGAAAAATATGATAAAGAAAAAGCTCGTGTCTTTGCATTACAAGCTCTTGTTCAAGCAGCTTTTTCAGAACCTAAAATAGTAGAAGTTAAAGGTAAACCAACAGAAAAAGCTATTAGAACTGAAGAAAATTTGCAAGATAGAAAAACTGTATGGCAAGCCTATAAAAATAGAAAACCTAAAGCAGTAACACCTCTTTCTTTAACAGAGGATTCCGTAATATAAAGTAAAAGTGCCCATAGAAATATGGGCATTTCTTTTAACACTAAAATTAAATAAATGACCGATTATCAGATAAATTTAGTAGTAAATGAATATTTTACTAAGTTAATGGAACTTGGAATACACGAAGACAAAGTAAAAGACTTTGGACAAAGAAATGGAGAGTTATACATAGTGTTAGATAACGATAAAGTAATTAAAGAAAAAATTAAAAATTTTTATAACTAATGGGATATTATTTTTTAGTAGGTATTATATATGTTTTAATAAATATATATGTGAGACGATTTGATCAAGATGAGACAGATCCTCTACTTACATTAGCGTGGATAACGCTTTGGCCTTTATTTTTTGCTGGTATAATATCAGTAATAGCACAAGATTTAATATATAAAAAGAGAAAAATATGAAGAAAAATAAATGTTTATTTTTTGTATATGGAACATTAAAAGAGGGATTTCACAATCATCGTGTTTTAGGTAAAGCTAAATTTTTAGGGGAATTTACTACTCAACCTAAATATACTTTATTTGATGGTGGCTTTCCAGTAGTTGAAAGAAATGGTGAAACTGTTATTAAAGGTGAATTGTGGTTATCAGAAGATTCCAATGCAATACAAGATGTATTTGATTTAGAAGGTTGCTCATCTCAAATACAAGGTCATCCAAGTAATTGGTATGATTTTGATAAAATAGATACACCTGAAGGAGAAGCTGTAATGTTTGTAATGAACAAAGGAAAAAGTGGAAGATCTCAAATTTTAAATAATGGTATATGGAAATAAAAACAGGAGATAATGTACAATTAAAGAAAGATACTTTTTCTATGAATAGTTATGTTACTTTAGCCAGAGATAAGCAATTACCTTTAACTGTTTATTCAGTGTCTTTAGATAAAAAAAGTATATTTTGCAAAACAAGTAACTTAGCCATAAATGATTTCAATGATAATCCTTTTGTAATCTCTGTCAACTTTGTTACACCTATAAGCAAAGAAACAACTGTAAAATTAACAAAAGATTTAAATAAAGATTTTGAAAAAATTTATAAAGAAAAGGCTAAAAAATTAAAAACTGAACATATAAGTCCATTTTTAAGAAAATATGAGCCAACTAGTAGCAAAATGTTAATAAGAACAGATCTTAATTTTGCTTTTATAGGTAATATAGCAAATAATAATAAAAGATGGTTGAAACAATGTTGTGATTTTTCTAAAACAAGTGCAAAAATTACAGTATACATACCTAAATCTTGGTTAAACTATTTAGGTTATAATTTAATAGATTTAAAAATGTATATTAAATTTCTCAGAAATTGTGAAATTGGTTTTAATGCAGAGGTATTAGAAATAGTTGATTTACACTCTGAATTTAGCAGCGCTTATGCACCTAGAAGAGGAAGAATTTATACAGATTTTAATAACACTTATATAGGTGAAAAAGAAATGGCTTACAAAGTAGAAATAACACCTTCTACTTCTGGTATGGTAACTTATCTTTATTTTATATTATTAAGATATATGTATAATAATCTATATTTCAATATTCCTTATATGGCTATGCAATTAAAAAAGAATATGCCAAAAGTGAGTAATTGGGATTGTATGTTGTTAGTTCATAACTTAGAGCAGTATAACCCTGGATATGCTTTAATAAGTACAAGCTCTAGAAATGAGTTAATACCTTGTATGTCTAACAGTGCTGAGAGTATTCTAAAAAAGTTAAGTAAAAATTCAGGTATGAACAGTAGTTTTCTACTTCATGTAAATCCACCAGTTGTACCAGAAAGACCAACTATATTTGAAAATAGAATTAAAAAGTGGATTTTAGAAGAAAATTATACAGAATTACAAAATTTATTAGATCAATTTAAAAACAAATAGAAAATGTTTATTAAGAATGTAACAGTTGGAGGAGATCCAGAATTATTTTTAAGAAAAAAGAAAACAAAGGAAATAGTAACAGCAGAACCATACATCAAAGGAACTAAGCACGATCCTTATAATTTTGATGAAAATGATCCGTTTGCTTGTGTTAGCTTGGATTGTGTATTAGCAGAATTCAATATTGCTCCAGCTAAAACAAAAGCGGAATATTTTAGAGGAATGAAAAAAGCATTAGAGTATATCAGTAATAGTATTCCAGAAGATTTGGAGATAGCTATCATACCTGCTGCAAGATTACATGATAAGTACTTACAATCTGAAACAGCACAGCGCTTTGGTTGTAGCTCAGATTTAAATGCATGGTTAAATGAAGTAAATCCAATGCCTGTTCCAGATGGTAATTTAAGATCTGCTGGACATCATGTAACTATTGGTTATGATGAGCCAAATGAATATGCAAATCTTATGTGGGTAAAAGCTATGGATTTATTTGCTAGTGTACCTAACGTAATTCAAGAACCAGATAGTGAAAGAAAGAAATTGTATGGTAAAGCAGGAGCTTTTCGTCACACAATGTTTGGTTGTGAATACAGAAGTTTGTCTAATTTTGTGCTTTCAGACGATAACAAACTTGGTTGGGTATATGATCAAACTCAAGCAGCTATTGAATTTGTTAATGCGGGAAATATACATTTGCTTGATGATGAAGCAGATATTATTATCTCAGCTATCAACGATAATGATAAAGAAAAAGCTAAATATTTAATTGATAAATTTGCCATACAAATGGCAGCATAATCTATGGTAATAACAATAAAGGGAGAAGTAGTTCCAGATACTGAAGATTATCCGTTTGTGACAGAGCAAGAGCAAAGTATCAAAGCTAAAAATCAATGGATAGCTCGTATGATATGGAAATTAACTCAAGGTAAGTATTTCTGGTATTGGGAAAGAAATGACAAAGAAAAGACAAAAATCCGCAATACTGAACCTTTATTATTTCATAAAGATGCTAATTGGCAAGAAGAAGCAATTCAATTTATTGAAAGTATGAATTTTTCTTTAAAATTATCATCTTTAGCTTATGAAAGTGGGTATGGTAAAGGAGCAGTTGCTCATTATTGCTGGTTTATTAGAAGAGATGAAAATAAAATAATAGAATCTATAGGCTATAACAGTACAACTGGAGAAAGTCGTTTAGAAACAGTATTTGAAGCAATTTATGAATTTTCTCAATATTTAATTAATAAAAATGAAAACAAAAATAAAGACTAAAGGTTTTGTTACTCAAATAAGATCACGCCATCCGAGTCATAACGTGCTCAGAGGAGTATTAGGTAGATTTCCAGTTAGAAGTGTTGTTAGACTTGGAAGTACTACAGAAATGGCAAATGATGGCTTAAAAAGAATAGAAATAAATAGTGTAAAAGCGATTAGCAATAGTTCATCTAAACTGAAGATGAAACAATGCTTTGCTAAAGCTGGAGTAGCTACTGCTACATGGTATACATATGATAGAGGAGCCTGGTTTTTAAATGGTTATAATGAAGGTAGCTATGAAAAACAATTAAAAGATCTTAAATTTCCAATTATAGCTAAAGGTATTTTTGGAAGTAGAGGTCAAGCGAATACTAAAATAGATACAGCAGCAGCCTTGACTACTTGGTTAAAAGGTAAAGATACTTCAGGTTATATATTTGAAGAATTTTTTGATGGTAGTAGAGAATATAGATTTCATATTTCTACATTAGGTGTATTCTTAACATGGAGAAAACTTCGTAGAAATGATACTCCTGACAATCAAAGATGGTTTTTCAATAATCAAAATTGTAATTGGGTTAGTGAGCAACATGAGCTATATAACAGACCAGCTACTTATCAACAAATTGCAGATGAGTGTGTAAAAGCGCTTAATGCTTGTGGATTAGATATTGGTGGTTGTGATGTACGTGTAAATAAAAAAGGAGAGTTTAAAATTATTGAAATAAACTCAGCATGTAGCTTAGCTGAACAAACAGCAGAAGCTTACAAAGCAGAATTAACAAAATTAATTAATAATAAAATTGGAAAATAAATGTGTGGGATATTTGGATGCTCAATAAAACCAAACGCTAATAAACAGTCAGCACTAGCTAAATTCAAAATTCTTGGTATATATAATATGACAAGAGGAAGAGATGCTTCTGGTGTTTATATAAATGGCGCAATTAAAAAAACAGTTAGAGATTTTGATGACTATATAGAAGACAATTTACTTACAGATCAATTAGTAAATACTGTAGTAATGGGTCATAACAGACAAGGAAGTACAGGTTACAGCAAAACTGTTAATCAAGCTCATCCACATATGATTAATGATGGTTTAGTTATAACACATAATGGAACTATTGAGGACACAGAAGATTTGTGTAAAAAATATAACCTTGATAAAAAAGATTATGATGTTGATACTAAAATATTAGGTACTTTGTTATATACAGAGGGACCTGCTATTCTTAATGAATATAAAGGTATGGCGGCTTTAGCATATGTATATGTTGATGAACCAGAAACTTTATATTTATATCGTGGGGAAAGCAAAAGATACAAAGCAGGACAACCCATAGAAGAGAGACCTTTATTTTTCATGGAAACTGAAGAGGGTATTTTCTATAGTTCAATTGAAGATTCATTAAAAGCTATTCGTGAAAAAGAAGATGAAAAGCCAGAAGTATTGGTAGGTAATTATGTATTTCCTATTAAGAATGGTGAATTTGATTTTGATAACGCTGTAGAAGTAACTAGAGGTGACTCAAATGTTACAGTTTATACTGCTCCTGTTCATGTACCAGCTGTTACAAATAGAAGCAATTATAATAGATCAGGTCAAAATTATAATGCTCATCATGAAGTGTTAAATTCGCATATAGGTCGTATTTCAGATTTTAGATTAGTCTATAAAGAAAGTATACCTAAACGTGTATTTGACAGTAAGAAAGATGGCTTTAAGATTTATAAAGATGAATTTGTATATGCTCATCAAGGCAGATATTGGAAAGCACCTAGAACATTAGTTGAAGGACCTATTTATCTTAAAAGAGGTGGTCTTATATGTTCTGACAGCAAGGATAAAGCTGCGGAATTATGTTATTTCCATCATGGAGTTATGCTTAAAGGTAGAGAAGCATATAAAGCTATTATGGATTTAAAAGCTAAAATTGGAGAATCTAACTGGGTGTTAGATCCTAAAAAATTCAATTTTGCAATGGAAATCTCTAAATATTCTTTATATCCTGTTACTAGCTTAATAATTGAGTATAATAATAACTTAAGTGACTGGTTTAAATGTGCATGGTATTTTAATAAAGATGCAGATACAACTAAAGTATTTACTCCGAGATACTCTGGAAGAAGTTATAACATTAAAAAAGGTGTATTAACAGATGTTCAAAGTTCTCACAAAGAAAAATGCTTATATGCTTATGTTAAAGATGCTGATGATCAAATCAAAGAACTTCATTCAAATACTGAGACTCCAGGAGGTAGTCTTGCTCCAGAAGCAATATTTCCCCAAGGAACAATCATCTCAGAAAGAGAAAAAGAAACTCGGTTTCTTTGGTTTTTTGAAAAAACTTATCCTAACTTGTCTGAATTTTTGATGGCATGGGGTACAGAGGAATTTGATGCTTTTCATAGGTATGCAGCATTCGCTTGGGAAAGAGATTTAGGTATAGTTCCTTTAAAAGAAGAGCTTAAAAAATATACTCAAGAAATGATTGATAAATCTATCAAACAGAGTATATCAATAGCTGACCTTATAGAAGAGAAACATGTAAAAGGAGATGCAGACTTATTATTAGAATATTATAACGATGTTCTTGACGCTAAAAATGAATTAACCTTGGTAAAAGAAGAAAGTAGATTAGATAAAATTGGATTTCAACTAGGCTTTCAAAATATGTTTAAAAGTCTTGAAAAAATAGTAGAAGATGCAGATGTAATTGAAGAAAAAGAAAATCAAGATGCAGATGTTACAGACATCATTGAAACTTCTTTAATTCAATTAAATGATTTGCAACTATCTTTTTTTAGTTTATGCCCTTATGAAGATTCTGAACTAGCTCAAAGCGTTGGTGAAATTTTAATAGGGGCGGTAAACACTACTTTAAGTAATCTTAAAGAGCCTTTAGAAAAAGCAAATAAGAAAGACTTGTTGAAGAAATTAAATAAGATTATAGAAACAAAAACAGCGATAAATGGTATACTTTAAAGATAATCCCAATTTAACAGAATTGAAAGTAGTTACTACCATTAATGGAGAAAAAGAATATAGAAAAAATTGTAAGTTCATAAGAGAACAATACTATATTATAAATAAAGATTGCCATGAAATTAATGGGACTTGGTATAGAGTCAAAGAAGGAAATATTGTTTATGATTGGGAAACTAGACAATATGCTTTAAAAAATACGGGAAGATTAATTAGAGGATTAGTTAAGAATGATCAGGGTGAATTAGAATTAGGATATTTTACTCCTAATATTTACAATAATATCCCTACAAACTCAAATAAATTTGGTGGTATAACAGCTATATCAGCTGATATATTAAATCAAGATTGGTTTGAAGATATGAAACATCATATCTGGAGATATGCTCCTGAGCATTCTGCTACAACTGTATTAAGTTGTAAAGTCATTAAAAATAGTGATAATCCAGCTAATAGAGGGTATAATATTGAAGATAATGCAGGAGATTTGAGTCAAAAAACTACAGCATATAATGAATATCCTACTGTTATTTCTCCAAAAATAAAGCAATTAGCTAAGTATTTAGGTGATTTAACTTTTGGATTTGAATTCGAAATAGCTATAGGTGCTTTGCCTCCACATCTTCAATTTAGAAATGGAGTAGTTCCTTGTAGAGATGGTAGTTTACATGGGGGTATGGAGTATGTAACTATACCCATGCAAGGAACAAAGGGTCTTCAAACTATAGTTAATTTAACTGAAGATTTGAAAATTAGAAGCGAAATTAGCTTAGATTGTTCTATGCACATACATTTTGGAAATTTTGGTACTGATAAATTATCAATTATTGCCTTATATTTATTGTGTAGAAATATACAAAATGAGCTATTTACTATGTTCCCTTATTACAAAACTTCTCCTTCAGGTATAAAACAAAAGAATTATACTAAAAAGTTACAGAAGTTGAATATAGGTATATTAGTAGATCAATCTAAAGATGCTTACGAAGCATATTTGCTAGATAGTTGGAATAAGTTATTTAAATACTATGGAGAGGGTGAAGTAACTCTAGATACTTTTAATAAGAAGACTAGAAAACACCCTATAACTGACAAGTGGAGATGTAACAGCAGATACCACGTATTTAATTTCTTAAACTTGTTTTTTAGTCATAGGCACACCCTAGAGGCACGATTACATGGACCTACAACTAACAAAGATAAAACTGTCAATTGGATGTTAATTTGTGCAGCTATTATTAGATATTCTCAAAAATATGCTAAGCAAATTATAACTAATGATAAGACAATATCTTTAAAGGAAATTTTAGAAATTTTTCCAACATTGTATCCAAGTGATAAAAAAGCAAGCTTCTTATCAAAGTATCTTTATAACTATTTTCTTGAAAGACAGGAAAGATGTAGAAAGGATATGAATAAAGGTGATTATGTTTCAATGTGGGATATAGATGAAGATAAGCAATACAAATATAACTATCTTAATGAGAATATCTTGGAATAATCAAGATAATAGTGTATATTTGCGAAATGGAGAACAATTGGATATATAAAGGTAAACCTTTTATTATCAAAGACTTAGAGCCATATTGGGGATTTGTGTATAAGCTTAAAAACTTAAATACAGATGAAATCTACTATGGTTCTAAGTTCTTTTTTAGTAGAACTAATGGTAAAATAAGTAAAAAACGTTCAAATGAGCTTTATTCTGGTAAAGGTCGAAAGCCTTTAAGAGAAAAAAAAGTTAAAGAGAGCGATTGGAAAACTTACAAATCAAGTTCAAAGAAAATTCAAGAAATGATAGCTAATGGAGATAAGTTTCAATTTGAAATATTATCCCTTCATGAAACCAAAAGTGAAATGCTTTTAACAGAAGCGCTCTATATAATTCAAGAATTTTTGAAAAGGAATGCTAAAATATTAAACGACTGGGTGAGCGTAAAAGCCTTTAAATTAAAATGAAAGTAGCAGTATTAGATATTGACAGCATGCTTTATAGTGCATTTATGCCTAATAAAGTGGCTGATCCAGAGACAGGAGAACCTTTAAAAATAGATGGAAAATTTGTTTATACTCCTAAAACAGATGAACAAATTGAGCAGTCTTTAGATGGAATGATGTACCATATGTTTGCTGAAGGTGGTTTTACTCATTATCTATCCTTTGTAAAAGGAACAGACACTATTAAAGACAGGTTAATAGCTAATCCTAGCTATAAACAGCAAAGAAACAAAGAACAACCTGAAAAATGGGAGTTTACTAAGCAATACGCTATTAATAGATGGGGTACAATTGAAGTAAACAACATTGAAGTAGATGATGCAGTAAGAATTTGTATTAGAAGAATATCTAACTCTCATGCTGTAGCAATTGATAAAGATGTTCTTTGGCTTGAAGGTACTAACTTTAATTGGAGAAAATGTGAATGGACTACAGTTAATGCTCAACAAGAAGAAGAGTATTTAAGTAGAAGCTTAATATGTGGAGATACAGTAGATAATTTAAAAGGTCTTCCTGGCAAAGGAGAAGCATATTGTGATAAACATAATATTTATACTGTACCAGATGCTTTTAGAGCATATATCAATGAATTGGGGCTGGAACGAGGAGTAGATGAATTTTACAGACATTTTAAATGTTTATATATTTTAACTGAAAGTCCCTATTTTACTGAAATACCTACACCTTTAGAAGTACCTAAAATAAAACAAAATGATGAATCAGAAGTTAATGAAAGCAGAAGCACTTCAAGAAAACTTTTTAATTCCTGAGTCTGTATATGATGGTAAGTATTCTAAAACAGCTCAATTTATGTTACCTGCAATAGGGGTTAATGTAACAAAGCCTATTATAGCTAAATACTTTGAAAATGCTTTTTTAACAGATAGAGAGCATAAACATAATTATGTCAGACCTATATTTATGTTATTTAGCATAACAGATTATATGGAATTAGATTGGAAAAGAGTGTATGCAAGATTAATTGAAAGTAAAAATTATATAACAGAATATGACGTAGGAATAAAAAATGGTAAATATCTCTTAATGATGGTTTTCAGTATTCCTGAGCAATTTGCAAATGATTATTTTTCTTTTAGAATAGGCAAATATTCTAAATTTTCAGAGAATTATAGAAAAAATTTTCCTGAATTTATAGATAAAAAAAAGAATATACATTGGCAAATAATAAATAAAGATTCAGAACTTAAAGATAAAATTATAAAACTCTTTAATGTAGATGAAGATTTATTTGATGAAGAAGATGAGATTTGGGATCAACCAAGATATGAAAGAGAATTTTACCGATATAAAAAAGATGAGTAACAAATCATGGATGACAAGCGATCTACATCTTGGACATAAAAATATTGTTAGAGGCGAAAGTGAGTGGAAAGATAGACTGTATGAGTGTCGAGATTTTAATACATTAGAAGAGCATGATAATGCTATTATTGATGCTATTAATAAATATGTGGCAAAAAGAGATGTTTTATATATTGTCGGAGATTTTTGTTTAGGAGGTAGAGAAAATATAAAAACATACAGAGAAAGAATAAACTGTGCTAATATCCATGTAATAATGGGTAATCATGACGCTTTACTAGCTAAGAATTGTGAATTTGCTGATGGAACTAGAGCTTTTGATTTATTTAGTTCTGTATCTTACAGACTATATAAAAAAATACATGGGGTTCATTTTGATATGGGTCACTGGGCTGGAAGAGTTTGGCAAGGTGCGGCACATGGTTCAATTAACATACATGGAGATGCTCACGGTTCGCTTATACAATATCAAAAATTGCTGCAAATTGCAGATGACCCCTATCTTTTTAAGACAGGGGATTTTTATAAACAACAAGATGTAGGAGTAGATGTAGCATATAGTTTATTCAAAGAATGGAGACCATTCAATGTAGACGAAATAATAGATATGATGTCAAATAGAATCAATTTAGATTCTAAGTATGACTCGTCATTAAATTAAAAAATATGAAAGAAAAGAATAAAGATGTTAATTGGGAAACATTAGATAAACCGTATGAAGAAGAGCCTAGATATACAATAAAAACTGGTAGGGGAATTTCTTCTTCTAGTACAAATCAAGAAGAATCAACTACTACAAAATATATGGCAGGTATAGACCCAATTAAAGAAGATCAAAAACCTTTAAATGTAGTTTATGGTAGTTCTGGAGCAGTAGAGACTGTAGATGGGTATGCAGAAAAAATGAAAGAACACGCTAAACAATGGACACCACCTCAACCTATAGCAGAACTACGAGTTGGAACTCTCAGTTATAGTGGCAATTCTGTATATATAGGTAATGGTATGTGGGAGCAAGTTAATCATAATATTGGTGCAGATAATAACATAACTGAAAAATTATCTCCTGAAGTTATGGATGCTATTGATGCAATAGCAGCTAAATATAAACCGTTTAGTGAGCAGATTGTTGATGTTGAAACTAAGCCAAAAGCTAAGAAACCAATTATATGGGGTATACCTCCTGCTAAAAAAACAGCATCTAGACGAGGAAGCCCTTCATTTTCAGATTTATATCCTCCAATGCCTAAAGTTGTAGAGAAAACTCCAGATAAGAGTCCTATAAATAAAGATGAGGAAGCAATTCTTAATGTTGAAGAACTTGCTGATGAATTAGCAAATATGGAATTAAAGTTAAATCCTGATTTAAAATATGAGGATTTGTTAGAAAAATATAAAAAAATAATTTTAAAACATGAAAGAAACAACAAAGACTGATTCTAAAGGTCAACAGATATATAGAGTCAGAGTATATAAAGACTTTGACTTTCCATCTTTTTCTATAAATAAAAACAATAGATTAGAAGATGTATCTTATAAAGCTTTAGCGGAAGCTAGGGAAAATATCTTAAACAGTAATGAAGATTATCTTAATTTTGAAATTATAAATATCCTTCCATTTAGCTTAAAAACTAAAATAGAGGATACTACTCGCAATACAGATTATGATTTCTTTATTAGAGAGATTGCTTTGGAAAGTTTAAGAAGCAAGTATGGAGAAGTAAGTCATGAAACTAATCCTTCTCTATTTGTTAAGGTAGCTGAAAGTCCTACTCAAGTAATCTATAATTTGATAGAAGAAGCAGAAGCTTTTTATCACAAAGAGGTTAAAAGATATACAGTAGCTTTAAATAATAAATTAATTAGACACTAAAAAAGAAAAGTCCCTTAACTTGGGACTTTTTCTTTGTTTTTTAAAAAATTAGCAGCTTGAACTATATATTGTTCGGCTTCTTCTTTGGTTATCTCTGTACCATCTTGCTGAACATATTTAATTGTAATATTACCATTATTAATATTTCTATCAAATATTGTTTGTATAGCATTAAGCGAGCCTTGATAAGGATTTAAAGCATTTTGAATAGCTTGGAACTCTGCTGCTGTAATAGTAAGCAATGTCTCAGGCTCACAAAAAGGTACTTGACTAAACGGTTTTATTTCTTTTACTTCCATAATTTGATTTATTTATACAAATATAGTATTTATTTAAATAACAACCAAATTCTTTGGATAGTTTCTCTATTTTCAGTAGATTTGTAAAACAGAGAAAGATATGAATATATTTAAGAAAAGAACAAATTTTAAGCCTTTTGAATATCCTGAAGTTATAAACTTCGTAGACGCTATAAATCACAGTTATTGGATACACACTGAGTATAATTATACTTCAGATATACATGATTTTCATGCCTCTATAGGTAATAATGAAAGGGATATTATAAAGAAGACATTGTTAGCTATTAGTCAAATAGAAGTAAGTGTTAAATCATTTTGGGGTGATTTGTATAAGCATTTTCCAAAACCTGAGTTTAATGCAGTTGGAGCAACTTTTGCTGAAAGTGAAGTTAGACATAGCAGAGCATATGCTCACTTGCTTGAAATATTAGGATTTAATGATGAGTTTACTCAAGCATTAGAAGAACCTAGTATTAAAGGTAGGGTAGAATATTTAAGTAAATATTTAAAGAATGCTAGTTCAGATGATCAACAATTGTACACTTTAACTTTAGCTTTATTTAGTCTTTTTATTGAAAATTGCTCATTATTTAGTCAATTTCTTATAATAAAGTCTTTTAATAAAGAAAAGAACTTATTTAAAGGTATTGATAATGTAATTCAAGCAACTCAGAAAGAAGAAACAATTCATGCTTTATTAGGAGCCTGGCTTATAAATAAAGTAAAAGAAGAAGAGCCAAAGTGGTTTAATGATGAATTCTACGATACAATAGAAAAAGCATGTAAAAAAGCATTTAATGCGGAATTAAAAATAATAGATTGGATTTTTCAGGGAGGAGAGCTAGACTTTCTTTCAGTTCAAGTAATAACTGAATTTATTAAAAATCGTTTTAATGAATCTTTACAAATGATAGGAGCAAATCCTATATTTGAAATTAATAAAGATCTATTAAAATTAACTGAATGGTTTAATATTGAGAATCTTAGTGAAACTCACACAGATTTTTTCTGGAAAACACCAACAAATTATTTGAAGAAAGCACAAAGTATTAATGCAGAAGATTTATTTTAAAGAAACAAATATGATAGAAGTAAGATGGCTTAACGAGTATAGCAAAGCATTTCTGGAAAAAGATTACTTAATGCCAGGACAGACAGTTCAAAATCGACTGCAAGTAGTGGGAGATGCTGCTGAAAAAATACTCAGAGACAATTGTAAAAATCAGGAAGATTGTGATTATCTGAATGGTTTTAGTCAAAAAGTACAAGATTATATTGCTAAAGGATGGATAAGTTTATCTACTCCTATGTGGGCTAATTTTGGTACTAATAGAGGATTACCTATAAGCTGCTTCGGTAGTTCTGTAGGTGATAGTGTTGAATCTATATTAGACACTGTAGCGGAAATAGGTACTATGTGTAAATATGGAGGAGGTACTAGTGGATATTTTGGAGGAGTAAGGAGTAGAGGAAGTGTAATAAGCGGAGGTGGTGTAAGTAATGGTACAAAACCTTTCTTAGAACTTTATCAAACAGCTGCAAATGTTATCAATCAAGGTAATATCAGAAGAGGTTATTTTGCTGCTTATATTGATATTTTTCATGGAGATATTGAAGAGTGGCTTGGAATTAGAGGAGAGGGAGATCCAATTCAACACATAACTTGGGGAGTTAGTGTACCTACATGGTGGTTGAATCAAATGAGAGATGGAGATCCAGCTAAAAGAAAAATATGGGCTAAAGTAATACAAAAGCGATTTGAGACTGGTTTACCTT